CTTTTGTTGGTCTTGTTTATTTTTTGTTGCCTGACTCCACATTGACATCACTCCACCTAAAAGGCTAGAGCCAAGCATTGTAATCATTTCAACTGGTAAACCACCTAACATATCTTACTCTTTTCGTAAAGTTTTTAAAAAATTTATAATCTTATCTATAATTTTATTTCTCACTTTATCTGTCCTCCTTTATAAAGTTTCTGAACAAACTTCTGTCCAGAATTGTCAATTAGTTTACCACCTGATTTCATATCTTTTTTAAACTTTTTATATACATCAGGTTTATTAATAGCTAAATAAGCTTTTTGTTTTTCAGATGCAAAAGGCATTATTTTATTTTCTTACCTTTTTTTCTTCTTACTTGAGGCATCATACCACCACCAGCTAGTTTCATCATCTTACCACCATACATTTTTTTCATTACTTTACCACCATACATTTTAGAAACTAATTGATCACCATCACCTAATTTTTTAAAATCAGCTCCAGTAATTTTACCAAAAGGAGCAGCTACATCTATATTTTTTTGTTTACCTTTTAACATATTATTTTACTCCAATATTTTTAACATCTTTAGTATTTGTAGCAAATGTAGTTCCTTTAGGATAATCTTCATCTACTACAGATTCTATAGTTCCATGTACTTGAGGACCTTTACGGGCAGCACCAAAGCCTTGTCCTGTAGGTTTACCTGTTATCTCTTCTAAATTAGCAGGGCATCTTAGTAAAGTATGTGGTCCTGAAAGATTACTTTCTTTTTCCATTTTTCTTTTTCCTTATTAATTGTTTTGTAAAAGTTGTAATAAATTTTGAGTTTTTATATTCTGAGGTTTCAGCATCTTATAATTATTTTTTGGAATATATTTATCTTTTGGGGTATACATTTTGTTTGCATTTTTAAAATTGTTTTTGTTATTCGGTTTATTTACTTCTTGAGATATTTTAGTTCTATTGATTGACATTAATTAGCTCCTTGAATAACTGTATTAGGTCCACCATCAGGACTCTTTGGACTTTGCATATCATCTTGTCTGGTACGTCTTGCTTGATTACGTAACGCATCTATTGAATTTTTATATTGTGCTTCCATAATTGGAACATTATTCCAACTCTTCATATATATTGTTGCCTCTATCATACATGCATTAAACAATGCATTATAACAAAACTCACTAAAATAATTAGATGTTGTTGCACTTGTGCCTGTAGCACTTGATAAGGCTAAAGGACTTTTTGTATAATGTATTTCACTTACTACAGCAGATGCTGGAGTAGGTACTATATAAATCTCTGTATTATTTTTTCTTGAATAATATCTTGGTGTGCCTGTTGAAGCACTTGCATAGGGCCAGTAGTCTATTGCATATTCGTAAGGTCTTTGTAATAATGTTGTAATATTAGAAGATACACTTGTTCTAAATGCTACGTTACGAACTACTAAAGCTCCACTTGGTAAAGTTACATTAGGATTATTTGGTGTTAATGTTACAGATGTATAATAATCTAATCCTGAATCATCTAATTCTTTTATTAAACGATCTTCAGCTCTATTAACAAAAGCAGCAATCTGATTTGCAAACTCTGTAGAATCATTTTCTGCTGTATTTATGATATCTGTTTTAAGATAAGAATAGGTTGCCATTTGTTATCCTAAGAATAAAGTTACACCACCTGCATTAGGAGTTGATACAGAAATTGAAGCATCACATTTAATACCAAGTTCTCCTATAAAAATATCTGCTGTTCCACTTGCAGGAACTTGAAATTTTATTTTACTGCCTACAGAATCTTGTATATCAAATGTACCTGCTATAGTTGAGTATGCATGTATCGCTAAGATACGTGACGTACCTTCTGTAGTTACAATAACACCACTTCCTGATAAAAATTTTGATTTACTTGCCATGTTTTTTCTTTCTATTTAAAAACTGGAGAGATGGAATAACTCTCACCTCTCCAGAATTATTAAGTATTAGACTCCAGGATTTCCATACCATCCTCTCCAATCTGAAACACCGAAAGAATATCTTTCACGTGCTTTAAATCGAAGATTTCCAGTATCAAAATCTGGTTCCATTTTAGTTTGTAGAGGTGTTCTAATAAACATCTTCGTGCTATTTGGAACATCTGTTTTTACCCACCAAGCATCTCCATCATTGAATCTTCTATTTACATAGAATCCTTGAGGAACCATACCCATATGTCTTGTAGGATTGATGTCATTATCTGAACTACCATTTTTTCCTGGTGTGTTCAATATAACGTCAGCAATATTCCAAGAATCTACAGGAATGTGCAATGACATGGCACTTGCTCCTACTAAAATACCTCGATCATCTTTAGTCTTTTGAATTTGAGTTAAAGTTGTTTCAAGGGTACTTTGAGAAAGATCTGCATTTGTACCATTATTTGCATAGTTACTTTGTAGTCCAGCTACAACAGTTGGGTGTGATGTTGAAATAAATGCAACACCATCTCCTATTGCAAAATTACCAGCAGTAAAAGCATTGTTATACAAATCAGCAGCTTTAGCTTGCTTTGTATTTGCCATTGCTCTTGCTAGTCCTTTTGCACGTAACTTAGCGAAAGTATCATATAGATTATCTTCCATTGCTTCTTCAGTTACTGCAAAAGCTAATGCAATAGTTTCGTTAGTATAACGAGCAGTATAAGACTCTGATGCATCATCATAACTAACTGCAGCACCTTCATTTTTAGTTGGTGCTGTTCCAAAACCTGTGAAGAGTACTTCTTCTTCAAAGGCACGATCTGAGTTCTCTATATCATATAGAGGCTCATGTTCATTGTTTACTTCTCCGTACTCCAATCCGAAAACTGCATTCAGTCCAGGAAGGAGCTCTTTACTAATACTAGCTCTATTTATAGCCATTATTTAATCTCCTTTAGACTAATTTGAAGTACTAACCATAGCACGCACAAAATTACTTCTATGCCCACTTAGCCAGACTTCTACAATTGGGTATTGATCAAGAGAACTTACATTACCACCGACTGACATTCCGTCATACATTTTACGTCCAACAACTCTAGCATGAGCACCTATTTCAGCACTTGTTGCTACTGCAGCAGCTTCTAAGTGATACCTAGATTGCCCAGTAATAGTTGATCCAACAGATGCATTAGTAACAGAACAAGTATAATTGTTCACAATTGCTAATTCACCATCAGATAAAGTTGCATTCGCTTGAATGTAATATGTTTGTGTAGGATCAGTAATGACATGTAATTTAACATCAGACGCAGATGTTGCACCTGTCCAATGACGAGAGAATTTTGGTTCTCCATCTTCTACATAAGTACAACCTTGGAAAACACCTGAAGGTTTACATGAAGTTCCTGCTAAAGGTGTAATAGTACCTGTAGGCATAATAACAATCATATCACCTGTAAAGATGTCTTTAGGAAGCATTGCTGTTATAGCAACTGCAGAATTGGAAACAGGTTGAACAATTTGTCCAAATGCTTCTGTATTCGCTTGACCATCTCTTTTTCGAACTGGAAGGAAACCAAACGGATTATAACTTGTAGCCATTTCAATTTCTCCTATTTGAAAATTTTAAAAAAAAACAAAAGGCTTATCCCTGAAATTGAGGGGTTCTTCCTTTTGTTACTGTTGATTTAGAATTATTGCTAATCGGCATACGTGAGTTAGAAGCTTTCATCAATTGTGAATTTACTGCCTCCATCTGTTCTGCTGATTTAGCTTTATAAAATTCTTTTTTAGCCTCTAGCTTTTTCGTAGGTATTTTACCTAACGCAACATCTCCACGACTGATGACTCCAGCATAGCGACCTTCCTTCCTCACGAATGAAGTTGCACTCATTTCAGGTACTTCCGTAGGAGTAACAAATTCCCATCCTTGATTTAATTTCTTACCAACATTCATGTAATCATCATTACCTCGTAAGTCGATACGTAACCAACCAAGTGTTAAACCTTCGCTTTCAAATCTCTGTTTTACATTTTCAGGAATTGAAGTTGCATTAGGTTCTTCATATGTATAATCTGTTTCTTCTCTAGTTTCAGTTTCTCTGGTCTGAGTACTACGTGTATTTAATCGTGTCATTTTTACCCTCCACGTTTCATATTAACTGTTGTATACTCGCCTTCGGCTTTCTCTGTTTTAAGCTTTTCAGCTGCATACTGTTCAAGTGGTATACTCCATTTATTAGCTAATCTTATATCTCCTTGAGATAGTTTAACTTTTTTAGAGCTAGGAGAGGAACGTGAACTCCCTGCTACAACTTGAGATGGTGTTGACGGACCATCTGTACGAATTTCCTTTTCAGCAACAGGTTCTTCTGTTTTAAATTTATGAGGAAATGCTGCTGTAATTCTTTTATCAATCTCTGTATAAAAATCAGGATCTTGTGGTGTATATCCTTCATTTTTTAATTCAGCATCAATAGCTAATGCAGATGCTGTCATAACATTATCTTTTCCAAACCATTCATTATTTGCAGCCCAATCTTGTGCTCTTGGATCTGGAGCAGGTTGCATCTGTTGTTGTGGTACAACTTGTGGTTGTTCTGGTTGTGGTTGTTCGTCTGGAAATTGACCTCGTGTTATTGTTAAATTTTTTAAATCTACTTGAGCTTCATTTAAAGCTTCTTGAGCTTTTAAAAGTTTTTCTTTATCTTGACTTTCAAAAGCTTCTAAATAAGAATTTCTTGCTAACTCAACTTTATCATTTAATTGTTTTTCAGTTGCATCTAAATTTAGTTTACTAACTTTATGAAACTCTTGTTGTTGTCTTGTGGTTGATTGTTTTAAATTTTCATTCTGTTGAATAAGTTGTTGAATCTGTTCATCTCGTTCTTTTCTTTGACGAATAAGCTGTCTTATTCTTTTTTGAGCACCTTCAGTTTCAATCCCTTTTAATTCTTCAGGAGTTTCTTCTTGTTTAGCTTCTGGTTGTTTTGTTTTCTCTTCTGCTTTAGTAGGCGAAGTAGCTTCAACTTTTTCATTCTCTTCACCTTCTACTTCATATTGAACTTTATCTTCTTGTTTATTTTCTGTTTCAGGAACTTCTACTTCATTCCATTCTTCTTTGTCTGCCATGTTATCCTCCGTTGTATACGACACAAACGCATTACGTATTAGTGTTATTACTTATATTATACCATATTTTTTACTATAATGCAAGTTTAAAATGAACCTTTTGTTAAATTAAATGTAGGATCTAAATCTGTAGGATCTTCAACTTTCATAATTACTTGATCATCAAATAATAATAATAGTCTAACTCCTTTATAAAATAGTTTTTGTCCTACATGTTTACCATAGGCAATGTAATCATTTTTCTTACACCATCCACCATTTGGAAATTTATCTGAATCTTGATAAGCTAAGTCACCAAGTTTTAATACTCTTCCAACTGTAGTTAAATATGATATATCTTCTCTTGTTGAATCAGGTAAGAGAATACCACCTTTTGTTGTTTCTTTTATACTAATAGGTCTTACAAGAATATGATAGCCAGGAAGGTCTGGTAAAACTCCTGGATCTTTCTGATCATCATCTGTAATCCACAGATCATTCTTTATACCTTTTTCTAAAGCTACTTGTTGCATTAGTCATCATCCTCTTCAGCATAAGTTCGTTTTTTAATTATATCTTTTAAATTTTGTTTAGCCCATTCTATACCATAGATAGAGCCAACTATTTGCCTATAGTGAGAATGATCTTCTGCAGATCCTGAACCTAATTGATTTTTTAAATTCATAATTTCCTCACTATAAGCTTCGACTACTTCATCCCATATATCCATTGATTAGATTTCTGCACATGCGTAGCAGTTAATCTCAAGACCAACAGATACTTCTTTTATACTAGGTGATTTCCACATAATATATCCTTTCTATGTTATATTATTAATTAAGCAATAGTTGCAATTGGTGAAGATAATGCTTCAGCTTTCCATGTAGAATTAGTACCATCATCACTTATACAAGTAAGTCTAACTCTTGAATTAACAACTGTTGAATTAGGTAAAGTTAAAGTATCACCTGCAACATCACTAGCAGGATTAGCTGCACTACCACCCATAAGTGATAAAGCACCAAACCAGTTAGAAACTCCTGCACCTGGTAATACAAAAGTTACAGTCTTAGCACCACCTACAGCAGTAGTAACAATAAACTCATAAGTAATTCCAGGATTAGATGTACTTAATGCTGGCATATTAACTACAATATCACCAGTTCCATCTATAGTAAATATAGTTCCAGATTCTGCTGCAGTTAATGTATCTGTAACAGCACCACCAGTATTAAAAGTAGAGTTATCTACTTTTTGTTTTATTGTTATATTTCCAGTAGATGCTATGTTACCAGTACTATCAATATTACCACTTGAATCAATAGTAAAGTTATCGGTTGCTACTCCGTTTGATAAAGTGATTTGTTTAAAACCACCTTCAGACCTAATAGGTCCATTAAATGTTGAGTTTGCCATTTTTTCCTCCTTAGAAAATTAAACTTATCGTCTTGGCTTGTCTGCTAGGGCAGTCGATAAGTTGTATATAAATCCCTAGTAAAATTATGAATTAGTTAAAGAATCAGGATCGCCACGTAGAACATCTCTTTTATCAAAGCCTGTAGCATTTCTAGCTATAGGATCTCCAAAAGTATCTCGTCCATTAGGAACATGATCATTTATACCAAATTTATTTTTTGCATTATTATCTTTAACTTCTGAAGAACCATTCTGTAATCTAGGTGATCCTGCTCCATCATTAGGATAATGTACTGCTCCATATTGTGGCATATTATTTCTCCTCTTGTTTAGTTATGTTATCCATTTGTTGCATTAATTGCAATGTTAATTGTGCTTCATCTTTTTCAGTTTCTCTTTCAGCTTTATCAACTTCTTGTAAACCTTTTAGATTTGCTTGTTGTCCTTTTAATTCTATATCAGCTTGTTTAGCTGCAGACTGACTTAGAAGTTTTTGTTGTTCTAATTGTATTCTTTCTTCTTCAATAGCCATCTTAGCCATAACATCCATTTGTTTTAAAGCTTCTCTACTTGATCTATCTTGATCGCTTTTCTTAACTCTAGCTGATATATTAATACCTGCTGTTTGAGCATCAATCAGTTGTTGCTGACGTTTTAATTCAAGCTCCTGCATATCCAATGCCATCTCAGCATTTTCTTTTACAGCATCAAGTTTTAATTTTTCTTTATCTAATTCTACTCGTGCTTGTTCTAATGCTACCATTTGTTGTTCAGGTGATTGAGCTTGACCTCCAACCATATTAGCATTTAAAACATCTTTAGCAGCTGCAGCCATAACAGTTTCAATAGTTGATGGAGTACGTTGTTCTGGTGGTAGTTGTTCCATCATTACTCCAGTAACTCCACTCATTTGTTCTTGATATTTCATTATAGAATGTTCTTGTACATTCGCTTCAAGAACTGGACGCAGTCTTTGCATAATAGGATTCTTACCATTCATAGGATCTTGTAAGTATGCCATCTTTACCTGTATATGTGCATCATGGTTTTGTCCTGGAAATGCAGCAATTGGTAAACCTTTTGTTGCAGCCATGATATCTGATACAGGGTCCATAGGTTGTGGTTTAGGTTCTGGTGGTAGTATCTCTTCCATGTTAGGCATATTAGCAGCATTAAGTATGGTTCTATTTAATGCTTCAAGATTAAACATTCCTGGTGGTGATTGCTGTGCCATTTGTAATGCCATGTTTGCTAACATCATTCTATGAGCATTACTTGGTATATTTGGATCACTTACTGGAACTACATCTACAGCTCCATCAAAATCTTTTTTGAAAATACTTCTACTTTCATTTGGAACATCATATGGATATTCTACAGGTAAGTAATCATAATCTATTTGTGCAATAATTTTAAATTCATTACGTTGAGCTTTGTGTAGCCTTTTGTGAATTGCTGAGAAGAACTTACTTGATGCTTCTATTAAAGCCATAGTAGTTCCAACAGGTCCATAGGAGGCAGCATCAGAAACTATTTGTTCTGTGCTATCTGCAAACTTCTGACCAGCAGTAGTTACAAACTGTAGCATTTGATATAGTGTTGAGGAAGGCTCTTTATAAGGGAGAGGTATAATAGCCTTTGAGAGATCTATACCAGTTGCTTCAACCTCCTTGAACTCACCTGGAGCAATGGGGTCGTTATCGCCAACCATCCTTACTCCTTTAGCCTTAAAGCCTCCTGGTAAATTTGAGAACTGTCCAGCATCTACGAGGTTACGCATAGCTGCTGTAGCTGTCATAGTTAAATTACCTAAGAAGTGTATAAGACCAAGACCATAGAACCCAAATCCTGGAACAAATCTATAATGTACAAAATGGATTCGTTTTTCTTTGTTAGGATCATCAGGTTCATAATTTCTACGAATACTTAATATCTGTCTTGATTGTTCTTCAATCGTTACAATATAAGGAGCAAATTCTCCTTCTTCTGTTTCATCATCAGGAATATCAAGATGAACATGTTGTTCTAATAAAACATATTGTGGATCTGAATTACCTGTTGAAGATAAACCAAGTATTGTATCCATCTTAGATGCAAAAGAACTAGCTGTTGGATTTGTTGCTTCTGGTAATTCAATATCAGAATAAATACCAGAATCTAAATCTCTTTGCATATCTATTGGATTTTTATAAATGATATGGGTATATCTATCAGCTTTACGTAAATCAGAAGCATAGTATGATACATAGAACTGATCTATTGGAATAAATTCTGCAACAGGTCTTTTTAAGTGTTCATCATAATAAACTTTTTTAAAGGCAGAACCTATTAATGGTAAATGAAAAAGCATTCTTTCCATTTCATCAAAGTATTCTGGCATCTGTTCAGTTAGCTGATAGTTCATAAAGTTTTGAACACGATTAGCTTGTTCTTGTTTTTGAACAGATTGTGTACCAAGTATCTGTGATTTAACAGGACCACCAGATGGGAATAATTCTTGTGAAGCTTTTGCTTGGAACTTGACTGCAGATTCTATCAGTAGGGGGTGAACTGCTGTACACGCACCTTCAAAAGGTTCACTAGCATCTTCAAGTTTTAATCCTAATAAATCAAAACCTCTTTCAAACATAGATTCCCAATCGCCTCTGGAATCTTTATCAGCTTGAAAGTTATCTAATACTTCATTAGAAATAAATGTTAGAGAATCATTATCTAAGTTATCTGCAATATTACTATACCATTCTGTTGCAGATCGTTCTGTTTCTATTTCTGTAGTCTGATCAAAATTAACAATAACTCCCCCATCATCTGATAATTCAAAAGTCGTTTCAGTATTTTCTGTTTCTTTAACAGCTTCCATAGGCACAACATTTGGTGCGTCCTGTGGCATCTGTTCAAATGGATTCTTTTCTGTTGCCATTATATAAACCTCTCTTCTCTCTGATTATGTTGGCATTCTTTGTCTTTTTCAAGTTTTAAATAAATTGCAATGTTTGGATCGTACAATTCAATTTGATTTTCTGGAGGGTATTCTGTAAAGATTTTTAATTTGTCAAATTTAGACAATTTATCCATTACAGATTTCCAGTTGTTTATAATACTATTATACCATTAAACTCGCCAGTATGCAACTCTTTTTTTATTTTTTTTATCATCATCATCCCAATCAGGATCTTCTGGGTGTGTTAAGTGCCAAGATTCTTTCATGTAATGTATTGCCATAGTCATTGCATCAACTTGGTCATCATGTGCTGCATTAGGAAACTGTAACATCTCTGTAAGTAAATCATCTGCCCAAGGTTTGTTTTGTGGTATCCAAACTTTTCCTGTTTCAATCATAGGAGATGCTGCATAAACTCTACTTACTTTATCTCTATCAGGTGTATATTCTTGAACAGGCAATCCAGATCTACGCATATCCTGGATTAATGATTGTCCTGATGCTTTCTTTTCTACAATACATACATCTGGTTGAAACTGATCGTATAATATCTGTGACATTCTTCGCAGTTCAGGATATTCATAACGACCTCGCATATTTCCTAGTAGAATCATATGAGGTTGATAACTTTCAATACCACGTTCATCTTCATCATACATAGAAAAAATACCCCAAGTTTGAATAACAGAGTAATCTGCTGTTGTTTTTGTAGAGAATGCTGTATCAAAAGTTTGTATAATAAAATCACATGCTGGTGGCTCTTCAAACTCCCACCATCTAATCCAATTCTTTTTAATTAATCCACCTTCATCTGGTGTAGGATTCTGCATGTAGAGGGCATTCCAATATCGAGAACCATTAGAGGCTTTTATTTCTGATTCATCTATACGTAAATATTCATCTGATTTCCACTCAGGAAAGTAGGATGAACCTTCTGGTAACTGTAACAGTTCTGCAGCTTCTTCATCTAGCCATGCAGGTATGCGAATAACCTCCCAAGGTATTGTTTCATATTCAGAGTTCTCTTCTTGTTTTAATAACCATCCACACAAATCATCATAATGATAACGAGTATTAATAATCAATATCGCACCATTGGGCATAATTCTAGTTCTTAATCCTGCTGGGTACCATTCCTTAATGTATCTTCTACCTGCATCTGAGTACGAATCTTCTTCGGACATGACATCATCAAGGATCGCAATGTGAGCACCTCTTCCTGCAATCTGGGATCTAACCCCTGCAGCATAGTAGGTTCCTCCTTGATTTGTTTTCCATTTCCCTGCAGCTCTAACATCTGATCGTAAAGCCACTCCCCTAAAGATATCTTGAAACTGTTCAGTCGATACAATATCCCTGACAGAACGTCCAAAGTCACTTGATAACTGATCACTATGAGAAACTGTAAGTATTTCATGTTCTGGATTCCTTCCTATATACCACGCAGGAAACAATTTAGAACAGATAACGGACTTTGAAGATCTTGGTGGTAGAAATACCATAAGCCTTTTGATGTTACCTTCTTCTAAATCTCTTAGTTTATTTGATATAACTTCAATATGTTTGCCCATTCTCCAATCAGATATTAGTGTAGGTGCTACAAGACCAACAAATGTCAAGAAATCTTGTTTGGCATGATAACCAATATACTTATCCATGATTAGTTTGGCATCTAAAACTGGTGGGAATGGTTGTAATTCTGTTTCCATAATCATATTATAACATATTTATTTTATTAATGCAAGAAAAATATTTACTTACAAGACTTGAAAAGTCTTTATAGAGTTATTATATATTATATTATATATATATTATATTATTATAATAATACTTATTAGACTTAATAGTCTTATAAAGGCATGGGCGATTTTGACCCATAGAATTTTGGTAAATATCTTCCATGTGTATATATATATAATATAAACTTTAAAATTTTTTCCCCCACCCCTACACTTTAAAAGTCTTAAAAAGATTTCTCAGAAAAAAGAGATTACTTTAAAAGCTGTAAAAGCCTTGTATTAATTAGATACTTTAAAAGGTTTATAATCATTTAAGAATATATTTAAACATGGCAAGTATACCTAAATGACTATATAAAAGACTATATTATGTATAGGAAAAACTTATTTAGATTATAGGCAAAACCTATTGATTGCACGCAGCTTTTTACTCATAAAATATATTTTTAAAATGGTAACATTATTTATTGCATTATCGTTATATATCTATATACTAAATATATTAATAATTAATGAAAGGTTATAACATGACGGATACAATTAAAATCTCAAGTAATTGGATTGAATCGCCAATTTCTGCTGATGACTCTACCAGCGATTCGAATGAAGAGATTAAAAAGAAAGCGTTGGAAGTATGTGAATTAATCAATAATGCTAAATCTATATGTGATGATAATAAACATTTACATGATTTATTTGAAGATGCTTATTTAGATTTGGATATTATCGAACATGATTTCTATGAACAATTAGTCGATAATAAATAAAACTTTCTTTAAAAGTTTTTAAAAGCCTTATAATTAATTTTATAAGGCTTTTTTTTATTGGCTTATTAACTCACCATGATGAGAAAACCTAAAATATATATATGGTAATTTTGGAATTTGAATAGATGTTAAATCAGTTTGTAATAATCTACTATTCTTTTCTAAGGGTTTAAACATAGTATGCTTTCTAAATTTAATACCAGCATGAGAATAACATATTTCACAAATAGATTTGATAGGCTTTTTAATTTTATGCTTAGTAGCCTCTACTATAATATTATTATTATTTGATTTACTTTTTTTATAACAACGTAAACAATCAATACATTTTTGCCCCGTACAATTTTGCATTGCTTTATATTTTGGGTTGTCAATCGTAACATTGTTAAAAACCTTATCAAAATATCCGAACGGCTTTAATATTGGCTTATCTATTTGCGAATTAGAAAAGATTAATATTAAATTTTTTGGTTTTTTATTATTATCAAAATAGTTATTAATAATATCTACTCTTTTAGTCCATAAAGCAAAGGTAGTCTGTTTATTAGCATTACATATTTTAATATAATTTTTTAAATGCATATTATTTTTAATCTTGCTTTTATCAATCTTAACTTTTGATTGTGGTTTATTAGATTTAATACAAAAATTATTGGTTGTTGTATTCGTGCCGATAGCATGAAAGCCTTCAAGCTTTCCATTTAATTTACTAATATGCAATTCATTATCTTTATTTATTAATAAGTTATTCATTTTATTTAATTCCTTATATTAATTATACATATATATAAATTAACATATAAATTATATATTGTAAATACTTTTTTTATATATATTTTATATATTATAGATTCTAGGAAGCCAAAAATAGCGTACTGTGTATGTAATGCATATAATAGTGTATATA